AACCTAACTTCATATTTAGATCAGGGATTCGTTGATGTTACATTAAACTCTAATAATGAGTTTGATTCTCCAAGAATTATTGCTTCCCAAATAAATGAAGATGCATATTTGTCAAGTTTCCCAGGTAAAAAATCTTTTACAATGGAATTGACACTTGATACTGATGATTCAAAAGTATCTCCAATGATTGACTTGGATAGAGTAAATGTAATTACTGTTGCCAATAGAATCAATTCTAAGGTAACTAATTATGCTACGGATTCTAGAGTAAACTCACTAAAAGATGATCCAACTGCAGCAACATACTTAAGTAATATTGTTCTTCTTGAAAAATCTTCTGACAATATTAAAGTATTTTTTGATGCTTTCAAACATTCGTCAAGTGATATTAGAGTATGTTACCGAATCTTTAGACCAGATTCTCCAGCAACAGATCAGTTGTGGCAGTTATTCCCAGGTTATGATAACCTAGACGTAAATTCTGAAGTTATTGATGAAGCTAAAAATAATGGAAGACCAGATAGTAGAGTTGCAGACTCTACATCTGAAGATAACTTCAACTCTTATGAGTTTACTGCATCAAATCTTCCACAATTTAATGGGTTCCAAATAAAAATTCTAATGACGGGTACTAATTCTGCATATGTACCTAAGATTAGAGATTTTAGAGTTATTGCTACCATTTAAAATTATGGATTTATTACCAGTAGAAGGAAGTATGGGATTGTATAGAGATTCTTCCTCAAATGCAATCCTAAACTGTTCTGATTCAGATTATCAAAAATATCTTGAATTTAAATCCCAGAAATTGAGGGAAATTGAAAAGATTGATGGTATGAACAAAAAAATTGATGAGATTGATCAACTAAAATCCGATGTAGATGAAATGAAAGAAATGATGAAACTGATTATTAAAAAATTAGACTCCAATTCATAAATAACTAAAAAGGACTTTAATAATGCCGGCAAGAAATGTAAACTTAGTTCTTGAACAAGGGGTTGACTTTCAGGCCACTTTTACTATTAATAATGTAAATAATGCTCCTTTGAACTTGACTGGCTATACGGGAATCTCATCAATAAGAAAACATCCTTCTTCATCAACAGCATACCCATTAACTATAACTTTTCCAGACAGAGTAAATGGAAAAATACAAATTGCTATGGGATACAGTGCAACAGATGCTATCGAGGGTGGTAGATATGTATATGATTTGATTTTAATATCACCACAAGCATATAGAACCAGGGCTATTCAGGGTAATGTTCTTGTAACCCCAGGTGTATCACAATGACAGAATACGTAGTAACATTAAATCAACCTGGTGAATATAGGGTAGGAGTAGATTATGAAATTCCAACCAAATCTATTCAATATTCAAATATTATTTTGGATGATATTTCATCCCAATTTGATGGAATTTTAACAACCTTCTCTTTGTTTGATAATGGAACTTCATATGTTCCAATTAATGATCAACAACTTCTTGTTATGGTAAATACTACAATATTAAAACCAGAAAAAGATTACACAGTATCTGGAAGTAATATTACTTTTACAACAGCACCTCTTGCATCAGATGATTCGACTATTGTTGCTTTAGCGTCTGCAGCTGATCTAACCAGAACAGTTAATTATGTGGTTGATAGTGGATCAATCGCTATGTTACCTGGTGATAAAGGAACTGTTTCGATAGATGTAAATGGTACTATTGAAAATTTAACTATATTTTCAGATCAAGTTGGAAACCTGACTTTAGATATTTTGAAGTCGGATTTTGATACATTTCCCACGTTTACTTCCATTGTTGGTGGAGTTTATCCATCATTTACTAATGGACAAAAAGTTCGTGATGATAATTTAACAGGTTGGTCAACAGCAGTAGCTGCTGGAGATGTAATTAAATTTCAAGTTATTGGTGTGAGTGATATTAATAGATTCACAGTCTCTTTGAAATTAAAATTATAAATAAACATAGAAATAAAGACATAGCCTGCTGGGAGTCGTTTAAATGGCACTATTAGTTCCAAATATTGGAGAACTTGAGTCACTCAGGTATTTGATTGCACAAAACAATCATACCCAGAGTTTATCTGACCAGTCTCCTAGAAATCTAGTTCTTAAGCTTTTTACTAGTGATACAACTCCTGCAGAAGGAGATGTACCATCTCCAACTGCATATTTTGAACCATACGGTATTGGCAATACAAACGCATATGGATATGATCCATATACAGGATATCCATTTTGCGTAAATAATAGAACAGATCAGGACTATACTTCACAAACTGGTATCTTGTTAAATGGATCTAGATGGACTATTGAACAAGTAGGTAGTGGAACAACAGCAGCATATCCAGAACAGGCTTATACATTTACTGGTGCTGCTGGTGATGTTTATGGTTACTATGTAACTCGTGCAAATAATATGCCTACAAGTGTCCAAGGTGTAGTGCATGGAGCAGGCGTCGGTATTGGAACAACTGTATCTAAAGGTAGTGGTGCTCAACCAGTAATTGGTGTTGTTGGAAATAGATATTTAACTATTGATTCTGCTGAGAATCTAAATGATTTAACTTTGGGTATGGAACTTCGTGACAACGTTGGGGTTCAAACAGGAACCAAAGTTGTTGGTTTAGATAGAGCTTTAAACGTTGTATACATCGATCTTCCACTAATTGATAATATTCAAGCCGCAACAGATCCTGTGGTTAGTTTTGCTTATGGTAAAATTACCGCAGTTGGTCACCAATTAGTTGCTGGAGATGTAATTTATGTTGCTGCTGGAACAGGAAATACAACAACCGTATCTAATTCTTACACTGTATTTTCCGTTCCTAATGCTGATGAGTTCTACACGACTCCTTCAATAAGACCACTAACTAATGCGAATGCTGGTTTGGATACTTGCACTCTTTATTCAAGTATCATGTATGCTGAAAGGTTTACAAATGGTCCTTACACAATCTCCAACAACGGAGACCAAATCAAGATTACTTTGAATGTTTCTCTCGATTGATTTCTTTATTGGTTTCAATATAAAAGAATATTTTTTATGTGAAGGGGGGTTGTTTTATGGCAATCCTCCTTTTTATTTTATCTCTAAAGAATTTCCGTAAGATTCAATGACGACACTGCAGTGCAAATGGACGTTTAATCAATTTACAGGTACAAACCCGTATCTGGAAGAAGACTTTGGTCAAATTTCTTCTGCACCTGAAGTTTATCTAGATTATCAAGATCCTAATGGATTGGATCCAAGTAATACTGCATGTGGTGGTGCTGAGACTCAAGATAAAGCGCAGTTTTCATCAACTGTATTTACTTTCGATGTTGATACTGAAACTCATGACCAGGCGTTTCAGATACAAACTGAAGATTATGGACGAATATCAGAAACAAGTGATCTAATTCCTGGTAGTGGAATAATTCCACCATATCCGCCTGCAGCTGGTGGACCTAAGATTGCTGGTGGAATGTCTGAAGAGACAACTAGGTATGTTCCACATTGGGGTATTGAATCTAATATTGGAATTGGAACTACTGGTATTCAGATTAGTGGCGAGGTTAAATTCTACCTTCCAATATATCCTCGCAGTTCCAGGGTGCCGGGAAGTGGACAAGGTACTATTGTACTGGCATCTGGTGCAGTAGAGAGTTATTCCGAATTTGGTGATACAAATACAATACCGTTCATATTTACTGGAATTGGATTCGAATCATTCTCTCCAGTAGGATTCCAAGGATCTGGATCTCTATTTACAATTGGTGATGCAGATACTTCATATTTTAATGTATACACTTATGAGGCAGATTCTTCCCAACCAATAGTAATTGATTCCGATTTTTCTATTGTTCCAATAGTAACACTCTCAGTAAATGGTGAAGGTGGATTTATAGTTAGTGGAGAAACAACTCCACTCAGAACTTTTGGCTATTCTGGTTCTGGAACTGTAAATGCAGTATCTGGAGCTGCAGAATCCACCACTATCCAAACAGAATTACTAACAAATACAGCGTTATTTGATATTTCTGGAAATGCTTTAGAATCGTTTACTGTAGATGATCCGATTGACACGGTTCTATATCAGTATGGTGGACAATTAGAAGAAAGTGTAACTAAGAGTGTAGTTGGTGTACCTGATCCAATAACCTTAAATGGTGAAGCAAGAGTTACATTTAATGTTATTGTTCCTACAGATGGTGTATTCGTAGTAGAATCTTATTTTGTTGATGATGACAGACATAAGACTTGTGATAATGATGATCTAACAGTTGATAGAGAGGATAATGGACTTGTAGCCTTTGCACCACAAATACCAGAAACTACAGTACTCTATCAAATTTTTGGAGATGCATTTACCGCAACAGATGCAGAATATGTTGATTCTGGAATAGGAACAATTAGTATAGTTGGTTCTTCATCAATACGAAAAACCAATGCAACAAAATCAGATGGAATTTTACTATCTTTATCTGCTGGAGGAGTAGCAATAGGTCCACAATATGTTGGAGTTGGATCACTATTTACTCTATCTGGTTCTTCAGAATCTTTTGCAGCCAAAAATTCTGAAACTACTCTGATACTCAGTTTAATTGGTGATGCAATAACTAAAGTCTCTAGTTCTTTCGTTGGAATAGGATCTTACAATATAACAGGATCTTCAACATCTAGAACAACTAGATTCGAATCTGGATCCGGACTTATTAATATTTCTGGTGAGTTGGTGTTCCCAGACATAAGGTTTGTACCTTCAGGTTCTTCTTCTGGTACTATTTTTATTCTTGGATCATCTCGAACAAATATCTCTCCATTGATCAAAGCGTCTGGATCTTTATTTGCTTTGTCTGGTGGATTCGAATCATTTACTCCAGATGGTTATGTTGGAACTGGAACTATTTTCACGTTACCAGTTAATTCTATCGATTCTTATTCTGCATTCCAAATTCCAAGAACGTTCTCACTCATCGTATAATAAATAAATGAGAAGAAATAGTACTTTGAGTCGTAAGGTAATACAATGACCAAACAGATACAACTCAGAAGAGGGACATCATCAGAACATTTACTTTTTACAGGAGCAAATGGTGAGTTAACCTACGACACTACTCTACAGGTCGTAACAGTTCAT